TAGACGCCGACGCTGGCCTGATCGTCGAACAGCTGAGAGGCTGCTGCGGTCCAGTTGGGACCACCACGCCCTCCGGGGTGTGCCGACTCCCAGTAGGCGAGGGGAGCGAGCGCGCAGAGATTGGTCCCGCTGTGCGCGGAGCGTGAGAGGCGGATGACCTGGCCGGTGCGGTGCGGCTGGTAATAGAAGGCGTCATGGTCGAAGCCGAGGCAGGTGAAGTAGGCCGAGGTTGCTCGAGCCGGTTCCGGGGATGCTGTGGGCGCTGCTGGCTGCTGATCAGGGATGGCCTGCTGCTCTGCCTTGGGCTCAGGCTTGAGGTCTGGCAGGTCGATCGGCTTGATGTGATCGCGGACGTAGGCCAGTGCCTCCTCGGGGGACCATGAGGCGTCTGCGATGTCCCAGCCTTCGGGGAAGTCGGGATCGTTGGCGATGGCCTTAAGGGTGCAGCCCAGCCCCACAAGCCGGCGGCCGAGATCCGCCATGGCCTGGCGGCCCGGGTCGTCGTTGTCGGGCCATAGGGTGACGTGCCGACCGCGCAGTGGGCCCCAGTCAGCCTTGCTGATCGCCTTGCAGCCGGATGGCCAGGTGATGACCACCAGGGAGGGGAAGAGCGCGGCCGCCGCATCGGCTGACTTCTCGCCCTCGACGATCAGCACCTTGGCGTCAGGCTGTGCCTGCAGCTGGGCGAGGTTGAGCAGGGGGCGAGGTGCTGGCGGTGCCTTCCATCGCCAGGCGGTGCCGTCCCACCAGAGGGGGCGGATCTTCTTCCCGGGGAAGCGGCAGACCAGGAATGTGGAGCTGTAGCGCCAGACGTATTCGGCGCCGGCGGTGGGTGGATCGATCAGTGGAGGCGATGCGGTGGATGCGATGCCGAGGTGCTGCTCCACTCGGCGGGCAGCATCGGGGAAGCTCCAGCCGGTGCGGCGCATGAGGAGGTCGATGCCGGAGCCGGCACCGCCCTGCTGATCGCGTCCGCCACAGCGGTTGCAGAACCATGAGCCGGAGCCGTCGAGGTCGTCGAAGCGGTAGCGGTCTTCACCACCGCAGAGCGGGCACGGCTGATGCTTGTCGGTGAGTTGCTGCGCGGAGAGGCCAGCGAGGCTGGCGAGGATGTCAGGCCATCGGCCGCGCGCGGCATCGGTGAGGCGGGTGCTCATGGGCGGGCCTCCTGCTGCAGCCGGAGCAGCTTCGGGTGAGCAGGTTCGGCGGGTTGCCCGGGAACGATGGTGAGAGGATCGACGGCCTCGATTGGGCAGGTTGCGGAGGCGCTGCGGGCGTAGGCCGCCAGGCACTCGGGGCGGGCGTAGAAAGCCCGGACGATCCGGCCGCGGCTGTCCACTGTGTAAGCCATGAGCTCGGGTGCATTGCGCCGGCGGTTGACGAACCGCTCACGCAGCCAAGGGAGGTAACGGGGATTGCAGTGCCAGACCACTGCAGATTCAGCAGATAGGCGCCGCGCGTCTGGCGAGCCAAGCAACGCTGCTTGCTGGCTGGGGCTGGGGTAGGTCACTTGCTGGCCTCCGCCATGGCCTGGTCGATCAGGTCACGGAGCACATCCGCAAGGCTGCGGAGTGGCGTGACCTGCGACTGAAGCCAGGCCTTCTGATCGGGCCGAATGAGCGCGGCGAGGCGCACGGGTCGCTGTGGTGATGACATGCAGAGTTGCAGCTGTCTGGCACAACTCTAGCCCCATGCCGTCATTGCTCAGCCGTCGGCATGAGCGGATCGAACGGATCCACGCCTGGCTGGGTGGGTGCGGCCTTAGCCGCGCGGCGATAAAGCTGCCTGCACTGCCTGACCGTGGCTTCAGTCGCGAGCCATGTCCAGCCGCGGTGCCTGATCTGGATCTCGGCCCAGTGCTCGGGCTTCTCAGCCCAGCGGAGCACGAGGTGATCGTTGTCGGGGTCGCAGTGCCAGGCGTCGCGGTAGAGCTTGCGCAGGCGGTGTAGAGCGGTGGTGGGGTCCATGGTCGGGTGCAGGGTGCATCCCCGACCCTATGGGCTGCGGTGCTGAGGCGCTGGCCTAAGGCAACATTCCGTTACAGGCGCAGGATGGACAGGGCGTCAGGGACGGAGCGCGCGACGCCGGCGAGGCCGCCGGCCTGCTGCACCAGGTTGATGAAGGCGGTCTGTTGCTCGGTGGCTCTGGCGCGGTCCTTCACCTCGACCGCGGCGAAGATGGCGACCCGCTGCCCGACCATTTCCGGTGTGATGACCACGGTGCGGAAGCCGATGAGGTCGGAGCTGCCCGGGCAGAGCCCGTAGCGCACCAGCTGCCCGGCCTGGTCCTTCAGGGCGCCGACGTTGTTCCGCCAGAGGCGGGCGGGGCCGGAGCCGGCTGCTAACTGGATCTCTGATTGGATGCGGCGCTCGTCGGATCGGGTCATGCGGTCTGGGCCGGGTTGGTCATGTACTCGTCAGAGTGGATCTTCCGTTGCCTTGAAGCCTGAGCGTATCGTTTTCCATTCTCAGCCCAAAGAATAGCGTTGCGCTGTCGCCTGTCTGCTAACTCGGTTTCATAGCTCTGTGGGGATGGTGTTTCCAGTGCTCTTTCGATGCTCCAGCCACGGCGAAGTCTTTCAGATAAACGGCGAGATCCTATCCCGTACTCCTTGGCCCAGTCCCTGATAGATTGAGTTTTCCCGTTCCATGTGATCATCTTGGATCTGCGGGTGTTGTTGTTCTGCGTTTCTCGGCTGGCCCATCTGCAATTGCCAGGGCTGTAGTCTCCGTCGTTGTCGATTCTGTCAATGGTTGCACCGTCAAATGGTGGAAGCCCAAAGAACGCAAAGAACACTTCGAAATCTTGCCACTCTTGGCACACCTTGATACCTCTGGCCCCATACCACTGAAAATCTGACCGGCGATGATCGCAGCATCTTTCCCACATTGAAACCCAACGTCGCATCATCGCGATTCGGTGTTCATTCATGACTGACTTCTCTTGTTGGTTCATGCGGTCTGGCGGCCGCGAGATCGAGCGGCGAGCATGTGCGCCACCCATCCTGGCCGGTAGCCGCGCTGTCGGGCGAGTGCTTCGAGCTCGTCGCGGGTGCGGGCACGGACCACCTCGCGGCGCTCCTGGCGGCGCAGCTCGGCGCCGGTCATCTCGCGGAGATCGCCCTCGACTGTGACCAGCTCGCGGCGTGCGACCGTCACCTCGTGGCCACACTCCGGGCACGGGTTCGCTGCCGATGGGATGGCGGAGAAGCAGGCGGGGCAGATCCTGATCGGAATGGCGTCGCTGGCCTTGCGCCCGCGGCCCTTGGGACGGCCCTCCAGTGACCAGTCGCGGGGATCAGTCGGGAGGCCGTGGCGCAGGGTGTTCCCGACGTGATCGTTCACGGTGGCGATTGATTTTCCGGGGCATGGCCTGAGCACGCGGCCGACCTGCTGCAGGTGCAGGCCCAGGCTGTCGGTTGGCCTGAGCAGGATCGCCCCGGTAACGCTGGGGATGTCCGTGCCCTCACTGATGATGTCGCAGCTGGTGAGCACCTTCAGCACCCCGGCGCCGAGGTCCGCGATCGTGCGGCGCCTGATGCCGCGATCCATGGAGCCGTCAAGGGTGGCGGCGGGGATGCCCTGCGCGCGGAAGGCATCGGCAACGGCCTCGGCATGGGCCACGGAGCAGCAGAAGGCGATGGCGGTCCCGTTGTGGTGCGGCTCGATGGTGCGCCTGTAGTGGGAGACCGCATCGCCCATGGCCTGCCCCTGGCGCAGTCGCTGCTCTGCCTCGTCGTGCCCCTTGCGGGTGTCGAACCGCTTGATGCCTGATAGGTCGATGCCAGGCGGAGCGAAGATCCGGGCGGGCACCAGGAAGCCCTCAGCGGTGAGCCAGGCGGCGTCTGGGCCCTGGACCATGGCGGAGAAGAACCCGCCGTGCCCCTCGCCCAGTCCCTCGCCTGACAGCCGCTCAGGCGTCGCGGTTTTCCCGATCAGGAAGGCCTTCGGCCAGCTGTTGATCACCTTCCCCCACATGTTGCCGGCCACCAGGTGGTGGGCTTCGTCCTGGATCACCATTGACGGTGCCGGGATCCGATCGAGGCGACGCACGACCGTCTGCACGGATCCGACCTGAACCGGCTGGCGGAGGTCTTCGCGGTAGCCGGCCGAGATCACGCCATGGTTGATCCCGAACCCATGGATGCGGCTGGAGAGGTCGGCCACCAGCTCAGCGCGGTGGGCGAGGATCAGCACGCGGTGCCCGCGCTGTGCAGCAGAGGCGACCATTGCGGCGATCGTGGTTCCCTTGCCTGAGCCGGTGGGCATCACGGCCAGGATGCGGCGGTGGCCTTCGCGCATGGCGCCGCGGATGTCTTCGAGCAGCTGCTCCTGGTACGGGCGAAGTGAGACGGTCATGCCGCCGATGCTGCCACCGCCGCCACCCGCCGCAACGGACTGTGAAGAAAGATCACAGCTGTTGGCATGGGGTGCGGGTGCGCCCATAGGGTCAGGGCTGACCACCTACCGGAACACGCATGACGTGGATCAGGGAGCTTCGATCACGCTTCACCTTCTGGCGATACCGCCGCGCGCTGGATCTGTACCGCCGGGTGCAGGACCAGGAGCACGCCCGTGGGATGACCAACGTGGACCTGGAATGGATGGCACGGTATGGCGTGCCTGAGGGGTTCCGCACGGCGTGCCAAAAGGAGATGGTCCGCCGGGGTCTGCCACTGGTGAGGAAGGAGCCGGCCGATGCCTGAGCTCACCTATCACGAAGGCCTGAGCAACGAGGCCTATCACGCGCTGGCAGCCGTCAGCCCCAGCCGGCTCAAGGTGCTGGCCCGCAGCCCGCTGCACTTCTTCGATCAGTACCTGGCAGCCGACCGGGAGGTCAAGCCGGCGACCCCGGCGATGCAACTGGGCACGGCGCTGCATACTGCGGTGCTGGAGCCGGAGCTGTGGGATGCCACGGTTGCGGTGCCGCCGCAGGCGTTCGACCGCCGGACGAAGGTAGGCAAGGAGCTGGCGGCTGAGTTCGAGCGTGAGAGCGCCGGGAAGCTGGTGCTGACTCCCGACGATGCGGACCAGGTGCGGCGGATGGCGGATGCTGTGCGGCGCCACCCTGCTGCGCGCTTCCTGCTGGACCTGCCCGGCCGGCGTGAGGCGTCCTACACCTGGACCGATGCCGGCACGGGCCTCGAGTGCAAGTGCCGCCCCGACTGGCACAGCCGCGATGGTCGGCTGGTGGTCGATGTGAAGACCACGAAGGACGCCAGCCGCGTGGAGTTCGCCAAGTCCATCGCCGGGTTCGACTACCACCTGCAAGCCGCGTGGAACACCGATGCCCTCGGCGCGGAGCAGTTCCTCACGATCGCGGTGGAGAACACCAGACCGTTCGCGGTCGCGGTCTACCCTGCGAGCGCGGCGCTGCTGGCCGCCGGCCGCCGGCGTGTTGACGCTGCGTTGACCCTGCTGGCTGAATGCCAGGCGTCCTGGCATTGGCCCGGCTACGGCGACCTGGTGCAAGACCCTATTGACCTTCCTGGATGGTGCCATGACTGACTCCCACGCAATCACGACCACGACCACGCCCGGGGCTGAGGCCCTGGCCTTCCTTCACGACTCCGCTGCGCTGGATCACCTCTACCGGGTGGGCAAGGCCTTCAGCCTCTCGGGGCTGGTGCCTGTCCACTTCCAGGGGAAGCCTGAGGCCTGCCTGGTCGCGCTGATGTATGCCCAGCAGCTGGGGGAGCACCCCATGCTGGTGTTCCAAGAGCTCAGCGTGATCAACGGCCGGCCGAGCACCTCGGCCCGGTTTGCCATCGCCCGCGCCAACAAGTCCGGGTTGCTGGCGGGCCCGATCACCTGGTCCGACAAAGGCCAGGGTGATGCGCTCGAGGTGACGGCGAGCGCGAAGCTCCGCGAGTCGGGTGAGGTGATCACCGCGACCGTGACCATGAAAGAGGCCAAGGCCGACGGGTGGACCCGAAACGCCAAGTACCAGTCAATTCCTGCCCAGATGCTGCGCTGGCGTGCGGCCACCCGTTTGATCAGCCTCTACCTGCCTGAGGTGCTGTTCGGGTTGGGTGTGCGGGAGGAGCTGGAGACGGTGAAGCCCGCGACCGTGCGCGAGGTGCAGCTGCAGCAGGATCCTGGGGTGGTGGCTGATCTGAACCGCCAGATCGCCGCCGCCGCCCAGGCGCCTGAGGCCCCTGCGCCTGCGCCAGCAGCTGAGCCTGAGGTCACTCAGGCCGAGCTGGTTTCTGATGACCCCTTTTGAGGATTGAGCGATGAGCTTTCAAGGCATGATTACCGGCCACGTCGGCCGGGCACCTGAAATGAAGTTCCTGGACTCAGGAACCGCTGTCTGCAACTTCTCGGTGGCGGTGCGGCAGCCGCGCCGGCAGGGTGTGGAGCAGCCTGCCCGCTGGGTGCGGGTGACCTGCTGGGCGCGGTCTGCGGAGTTCGCGGCCAACTATGTGAGGCAGGGTGACGGCATCGTCTGCTACGGGGCGGTCGATGCACCGGAGGTGTTCCAGCGGAAGGACGGCACGACCGGGATCGCGGAGGCGTTCACGGCGCATCTGATCGAGCCGTGGAGCAAGCGGCCGGAGGGTGCGGAAGCACCGCAGGTGGTGCGCCAGGCGCCGCAGCCGTTGCCTGCACCGGCGCCCGCGCAGGCACAGCCGCAACAGGCGGCACTGGGTTACGACGATCCCCCGTTCTGAGAATCACCATGAGCAACAACGACCACACCGCCCGGCCTGAGAACTGGGAGACAGTGCAGCAATGGGCCGACAGCGTTCCCGCCTGCGACTGCCTGATGGAACTCCGCGCCCGCGTGGAGCGGCTGGAGCAGGCGCAGCAGCAGCCCGAGCCGACATTCACCTCCGAGGAAGTTGAGCGCATACAGGCGCCGTGGAGCTATCTCGCATCCGAAAAGGAGCTGCAGCAGCCCATCCCGAGCACCCCGGCGGGGCAGGGGGAGCTGGTCCGCTGCGTGGCAAACGCCGCAGCGCGGGCACGATGCGATGGCCCATACGAGCCTGAGCAAGCCGCAATCCTCGCCGTGGCCGACTGGCTGGACCGCATGGGTCGCGAGTTTTCCGCCGCCCTGCTCCGCGATGAGGTGGGGCGATGAGCGGCGACCTGACCCGCCGGCTGCTGGCCATGGCCCAGCTGGCCGTTGATGAAGCCATGGAGTTCGACTATGGCGACCCGGAGGACCGCTACATCTGGCGGGAGCTGCAGGAGCTGAAGCTGCTGGCCGAGGCCCAGCCGGTGGGGCCCACGGATGAGGAGCTGAAGCTGCTGGTGGCTGAGTACCGGCATCTCAGCGCGGTCAAGTTCGCCCGCGCCGTGCTGTCCCGATGGGGCCGCCCTGCGCCGGTGCCGGTCAGCGTGGCCGGCGACCCCACGCACCCCGCCCAGCTGGCCGCCGACATCCGCACGGCCGTGGACTCCACCTGGATCCATCAGCCCGTCGTGGCTGCCCTGCTGGAGCTGGCCTCAATCATGGAGCGCCAGCGCATTCTCTCCGCTGACGTGCGGGCCATCGCCACCGAGCTGTCGAGGTACCCGTGACCGCTGACCTCAACCCCTGCGCCCGCCTTGCCGCGGTGCTCCGCGCGCGCCATGTGCCCGACCCGGAGCAGGTGGCGCTGCTGGCGACTGAGCACATCGCCGCCGAGCTCTCCCATCGGTACGGCTACTCCGACCGCGCCGAATGGCTCAATGCCTCAGTCGATCTCTACCGCGCCCGCCTGTCCGACCCATGAACGACCTGCCCATCACCCGCCTGAGCTGCTTCGTCGTGGTGTTCCTCACCGCCGCCCTGGTGGTCGTTGCGCCCGCCATGCGCGAGGCCAGCTGCCATCCTTCCGACTCCTGGACCAACTGCCGTCACATCCGATGACCATGCCCACCACTCCCACCCGCTACGGCCTGTCCCGCGCCGGCCGCTGGCTCAGCCCGATCACCCGCAAGGGTGTGGAACCTGCGCCGCTCGAGCGCGCATGGTCAGCCCCGACTGTGGATGAGGCGATCGATCAGGCCTTCATCCTCCGCGCATGCTTCGGCATGTCGTGCGAGGTGCGCGCCACCCGTCCCACTGCTCAGGATCACGAATGAAGCGACCCTCTGAACTGAACGCCCAGCCGTGGCGGTTCAAGCCCGGCGACCTGGCCTACGTCCGCGGCTGGCGGCAGGATCTCACCGGCCGGGTGCAGATCCTCGACCCGTTGGTGGGCTGCATCCTGCCCCACTACTCCGCGATCGACAGCACCGGCGCCACCTGGCGCTTCTCACAGCTCGAACTGTCCCGCCGCCCAATCACCCTCTGATGGCCATCCTTGTTGACTGGCAGCTTGCGAACCGCTGCCGCAATGGTCTGGTGACCCCATTCGATCAGGAGCTGGTGAACCCTGCCAGCGTTGACCTGAGGCTGGGTGACACGCTGCTGATCGAGAGCGTGGAGGGACCGGAGCTGAAGACCTACCCGTTGAGCCAGCACTCGCAGGAGGATCCGTACTTTTTGCGTCCGGGCCAGTTCGTGCTGGCCTGCACCATGGAGCAGGTGCACTTCACGGCCGACATCGGCGGGCAGTTCCTGCTGAAGTCCAGCCGCGCCAGGGAGGGATTGAACCACCTCATGGCCGGCTGGATCGACCCAGGCTTCCGTGGCGCGCTGACGCTGGAGCTGCACAACGTGCGCCAGCTGCAGGCCCACCCGCTGTGGCCCGGGATGCGGATCGGTCAGCTGATCGTGCACTACCTGGCCAGCCAGCCAGGGAAGTCCTACGCCGAGACCGGCCGGTATCTGGGGGACACGACGGTGCAGGAGAGCAGGGGATGAGCAACGATCCGGTGAACCACCCCAAGCACTACACCTCGGGCCGGTATGAGGCGATCGAGGTGATCGAAGACGCGGTCTACGCCGCGCCTGATGCGGTCACTGCAGGCTGCCACTGGCAGGCGCTGAAGTACCTGCTAAGGCTCTGGTTCAAGGGTGAGCCGCTGCAGGATGCCAAGAAGGCGCGCTGGTATCTCGACCGGCTGATCAGCAAGCTGGAGCGGAGGGGCGGTGAAGAAGCCACGATGGAGTGAGGCGGAGCTGACGCGGCTGGAGTTCCTTGCCGGTGAGATGCCGCTGCCCTTGCTGTGCCAGAGCTACAACACCTGGGCGCTGAAGAACGGATACCCGCAGCGGGCGAAGATTGCGGTGCGGAACAGGCTGCAACGCGGCGGGCTGTCCACCTTCGCGGATGGTGTCTACCTGAGCCGCGACGAGGTGGCCCGGCTGACGGGGGCGAGCAAGGTGCGGATCACGAGGATCATCCGGGACCGCCAGCCACGGCTGGCGCGGAGTGGCTACAGGACGTTCGTGCATCGTGGCGACCTGGCGGCAGCAGCGCGCGAGCATCCGGAGGACTGGTACGGGGTGGGACGTGATGGGCTGTTCCTGCTGTTCGAGAACCAGGAGCTGGCTGAGGAGGTGGCAGCGCGTGCGGTGCGGCCTCCGTGGTCTGCGGGTCGGCGTGCGGTGAGGTGCCTGATCACGGGGAAGGTGTACGGCTCGACCAGGGCAGCGGCGCAGGCCGCGAGCTGCGGGGAGAGCACGGTGAGACGGTGTGCGGAGAGCGGCCGTGCGACGAGCTGGGGGCAACGGTGGGAGTGGGCATGAAGGATTGTTACAGCCGCTGGTGTGGGGTTGGGTGCGGTGGCGATGATGTGTGCATCGGGGCGCCGCCCCGGTTCACACTTCACCGGATCCAGGAAATGAACATTCTCCAGCAGATCGGCGTCGAGATCGAGAAGCAGATCCTCAAGGGCTGCGGTGCTGCTATCGAATGGACCTTCCGCAGCGGCGAGCAGTTCACCATCAGCGGCGAGATCGTCGCCGTGAATCGTGCGGTGCTTTTCTGCATCGAGCACAATCTGGCCTTGCTTGATGGCGAAACCATCTACGACGCAGAGCTGGACGAGACCTTTGCCTACATGAAGGCTCCCACTGCCGCCTGACCCACCACGGCCCGCCGGGGCCTACCCGGCAACCACCCATCACAGGAAAGCCAATGAGCGCCGACTTCCGCGCGCTGTGCGTTGAGCTGGCATCTGAGCTGTCCAGCTACAAGATCGCCAACCCGCATCACAGCCGGGAGCTGTTGCATCGCGCTTTGGATCAGCTGCAGCTCGATCCACAGAGTGACGATGACCACGACCACCCCAGCCTGTCCGCCGCCGAACGTAACCCCAACCTCCGATGAGCTTCCCCACCCTTCGCTTCCCCCTGGTGCCCGATCTGTATCAGGTCACGATGCGCCACGGCGCCCGGCTGATCCGCCGTGAGGTAGAGGCCGTCACGGCCTACGCCGCGCTGCTGGCCGTCCGGGCCCAGTTCCCCAGCGCGCAGCTGGTGTCGATCCAACTGCCGGGGGACTGGTGACCCACGCCCTCGCCCTGCCTGACAGCCAGGCCTTCCGCGTTGGCGCCATGCTGGAGCGTGAGCGGACCCTGCAGCTGCTGGACCACCTGATCCAGCGGCAGCCATGCCGGCGTGAGCGGCTGGTGCTCGAACGGCTCCGCGCTGAGATCACCGACGACGCCCCATGATGAGCCACCTGCACCGCCTGGCCAGCTTCGGCCCGGCCCCGTTCTCGA